CATAATCGGCGGAAGCGAACTAGCCGCCTATGATTTAACTATTGAAATGCAAGCCCAAACCAGTTAGGACACCATGTACGTTATTAAAAGTCCACGTATCGGCCAAATAGGCGCAGAATTTGTACCCAAGCCGGGTATCAACGTACCTGCGTTGCTTCACTATGGGTTTATTGTTGAAGTAGCCGACGAACCGGCAAACGAAACGACGGGCGAAGTATCCACACCGGCACCGAAAAAAAGTGCTAAAAATAAGAAAGCAACGAAAGAGAGTTAAACACCATGGCTACCAGTACTTATCTCGCAACCCCAGGCGTGTCGGTAAACAGCGTTTCGCTTACCGACCAATGCACCGCAGCAACATTTACGCACCGTTTTGACCAACTTGAATACACCACATTTGGCCAAACCTCGCGTCAGTACCAGGCAGGCTTGGGCAACCATGAAGTAACCCTTACCCTTTACCAGTCATACGCAGCGTCAGAAACCTACGCAACGTTGGCCGCATTGGTAGGCAACGACGACATTACCGTCGTAGTAGACGCTGCAGGTGAATTGTTTACGTTGCAAAATTGCGCGTTGCTCGAAATGCCAGTCGTATCGGCGACCTTGGGCGAGCTTTCAACTTTTGACGTGACATTCGTTGGTGGCCAGTACTCCGTAGCATAATTAGCGCCGAACAATCGGCCCGACACGAAAGAGGCAATAAATGCAATTAACCCTTGAAGTAACCAACCATGAGGGCACCTACCAAGTAAGCACAAACCTATTTACCATTGTGTTATGGGAACGTCGTTTTAAGCGTAAAGCGGCCGACATGGCAAACGGTATTGGTGTTGAGGATTTGCTTTATTTGGCTTGGGAAGCAAGCAAACAAAACAAAATTACCGTACCTATCGAATTTGACAAGTACTGCCAACAGGTAACAAACATTGAGGTTGTAGAACAAGAGGCCCTAAACCCTACCCAAGCGGCACCTACCGACGCCAACTAGCAGAATTGCTAGTAGCAACAGGTTGGGCGCCGCATTGGTACGCGCAAGTATTTGACACGCAAGACCTGGCCACGGTTATTAAGGTTCTAGTAGAACGAAACAAAAGGTAACCGTTATGCGCCAACAAATTCTACAAATTGACGGTATCCAAGAAACGTTGGCCGAACTAAACAAAATTGACCCAAAATACCGACGCAAAGTAACTACCCGAATTAAAAACGCCGGCGCGGTTATGGTTAGCGAAGCGCGAGAAATGGTCGACACAATCGTAGGTATTAAAGGCGCACCATTGTCGGGTATGCGTCGAGGCAGCCTCATTAAAGGGCGCGAGGTTATTTGGAATACAGATAACGTAAAAAAAGGTTTTAAGGTAAAAGTTGGTTCACGTCCTACTAAGGAACGGTACGTCACTTTTAAACGGTATACCGACGGTGTACAAACCCACACCGAACAAATACCGTTTGGTGCGTTGCCATATCGACTAATGACGGTGCAAAGCGTTGACGCGGCCGCCGCTATTTATGACCATGCAGGCCGTCATTCCGACAGTATGTTTGTGACCAACCTAGACCTTAAAGGCGGTGGGCCTCAACCTCGCGTTATAGATAAAGCCGTAGAGAAAAACAAACCGGCCGTGCAGGAACAAGTACAGTTAGTTATTGACGATGTAGAAAAAATAACTAACCGTAATTTGAAAAGCAGAGTGCGCTAATGGCTATAAATATCCCTATTATTACCTCGTTTAGTGACGCAGGTATCGGCGCGGCCGAAAAGGTATTTAAAAAGTTTGGCAAAACTGGTGCAATAGTCGGAGCTGCCGTTACTGCCGCGTTTGGTGCAGCTGCCGTAGGTATTACTAAAGCATTGCAAGCCGCAGCCGATGACCAAAAAAGCGTTGCGTTATTAGAAAAACAATTAAAAAATAGTGTTGGCGCAACAAAGTCAATGGTTACCGCAACCGAGGACTTTATCGGAAAAATGCAATTTGCTAGTGGTGTAGCCGATAGTCAACTACGGCCAAGTTTGGCAACCCTTGTACGCGCTACAGGAGATTTAACCCAAGCCCAAGATTTGTTAGGTCTAAGCCTTGACCTGGCCGCAGGCGCAAACGTTGACCTTGAAAGCGCAAGCCTAGCCCTGGCTAAAGCACAAAACGGCAACCTTGGTGCGTTAACCAAATTAGGCATAGCGTTAGACCCTGCAATAGTAAAAAGCAAAGATTTTGCGGCCGCACAACGCGAACTAGAAAAACAATTCGGCGGTGCTAGCGCTGCAGCCGCGCAAACGTTCGAGGGCCAGTTACGACGACTAAACGTCGTATTCGATGAAGTAATCGAAACCGTTGGTTACGCAATCCTCAACAACCGTTACTTTAAAGACGCACTAGACAAACTGCCAGGCGCAGCCCAAGCCGCCGTAGACGCATTTGGTAAAGACGGTATAGCCGGCGCATTCGACGCATTTGTAAAAAACATGGGCATTACAGGCCTTTACATTCAAAAATTTACTATAGCGGTTGAATTGCAATTTGCTCGTATGAAAGCCGGCGTAGTTGAAGTAATCAACAACATGACGTTAGGCATGGCAAGGTTTATTGGCGTAACCCAAGAAATGGGCGAAACCTTAGGCGAATTGGGCATGACCCAAGTTCAAGAATTAGAACTAAAATTTAATAGCGTCCTATTACAAATTGAATACGTAAAAGACGAAATGCGGGCTACAGAAGCCGCAGCCGCTCGACTAGGTGGCCAAGCCGAACAATTAGCACCAAAGGTAGACGGCGTTACAACCGCATTTGAGGGTATGGGTAGCGGTGCAGGTGGAGCGTCTAAAAAAGTTAACGAACTATACGACGTCATTAAAGACAAATTAAAAACCGCGTTGGACGACGCTAAAACCCAATTACAGGACGCACAGTCTGCGTTTACTGATTTCGGCAAAAACGTGGCTAGTGGAATTAGCGACGCATTTAGTTTTAATGACGCAAAAGAAGCCGGCGACGAAACAGGCGCAGGGTTTTTAGCAGGATTGCGCGACCAAGTAGCAGGGGTAAAACAGTACGCAACTAACGTCAATACGTTGTTACAGCGTGGGCTTAGCCAGGACGCGCTTACAGCCGTTTTAGACGCAGGTTCAGAGGCAGGTGCAGCCATTGCGGCGGAACTGGTTGCGGGTGGCCAGGAAGCCATTACAGGCCCTAATGGGGTTAACGCGCTTGTAGCAACCGTGCAGGACGTAGCAGACAAACTAGGCCTAGATAGCGCAAGTCGTTTTTACCAAGCAGGCGTAGACCAAGGAAAAGCCTTAGTAGCAGGTCTTGAAAGCGTTTTAGCAAAATATGAAAAGATATTAAAAAATCCAAACCTAAGCACCAAACGCCTAAACGCGCTGTTACAACAAGCCCAAACAGACATTGCGTTTACGCAGATAACCGCAGGGCAACCAGTAGCAACACCTGCGCCAACGGCCGCACAAATACAAAGTATGCAAGAACATCAGGCAATGCGCGGCGTAACCCAAAACTACACCGTTAACGTGCAAGGCGGTTTGGCTACAGCTGCAGAAATTGGCCGCGTTACTGGCGACGGTCTACGCGCCTTTGCTCGACAAAACGGCCCACTAGACCTACCAATAGCAGGACTATAAACCATGCCAGGCAGCGCGATAGCCCAAGCCGGCAACTATTCGCTACTCATTGACACCGGCTACGACGTTGGCAGTTTTACCCTCGATAGCGACATTAAAGGCCTATTGGACGGCACCTACCCGCTAGGCCCAACAACCGATTTTGCAGACGTCACCAACAGCGTTACCCAAATAACCGTACGACGCGGCCGAAAAGACATAGGCGACCAATTCGCAGCCGGCACCATGACATTTACCATAAATGACGTGGACGGCATTTTTAATCCGTTCGATGAAAACAGCCCGTTTTACGACACCGCAGAAGCATTACCAGGCCTTGCACCGTTGCGCGACGTAGAACTAATCCGATACGACGCAAGCAACAACCCCGAATACTTGTACCGTGGAAAAGTTGTTAACTATAACTACAACTTTGCCTTGGACGGGTTAGATACGGTTACCGTTTACTGCGCCGACGATTTTTATTTGCTAAGCCAAACCTACATGGACGAACTAAACGTAGGGGTAGAAACCTCAGGCGAAAGAATAGAAACCGTTTTAGACCTACCCGAAGTGAATTACCCGCCAGGCGCAGCCCGCAACATTGACCCTGGCACCGTAGACCTAGGCCACGACAGCGCCTACACCGTGCCGGCAGGTACAAACGTTTTAGGCTATTTGACGCAAATTAACCAAACCGCAGAATTTGGCCGCTTGTATATGTCACGCGCGGGCGTGTTGACTTTTACTCCGCGTGTAGGTACGACGTTAAGTAATCCTGTAGTTGCCTTTACCGATAACGGAACAGGTGTGCCCTACGATAATTTGGGCATAACCTTTGAAGCGGAAAGCGTTACCAACAGGGTACAAATAGAAAACCTAGGCACCGCGTCGTCTACAGCCGAGGATTTGGCTAGTCAAGCCATGT